GTTATATATATTCTCTCTCTATTTTTAAAAGAGAGACTTTTAACACCTAACACCTAACTAGCTAACTAGCTAACATCCAGCTCGATCCAATTTGGGGGGGGGGACGGGGTAGCTAACAAGGCTAACAAAGCTAACAAGGCTAACATGGTTACAAGGTTACACGGGTTACAAGGTTACAAAATTCCAAATTTGGGTTTACAAAGGGTTTGTTTAACCTTTGGCCTAGATTCTATTCCAAACACCTATTTCCAAACACCTATGTAAATTAAATTTCCAAAGGTGGAATTAAACAACCTGGTCAAGACAACCAAACTAGGATAGCTAAACAGTGGCTTGTCAATATTACGACTAATCGTCGTTTTTTATTTCTGTGAATTCCTCAATAACTTCATCCAATCCCATTTTATGCTTCCGGGCATATATCTCAAGGGCTTCATCCTCGGTGATGCCCAAGTCTTTAACAACGGTATTAATAAACTTCTCCAAACTCATTGCCATAAGGATGTCAATAGGATCTGCTATGACCGTGGCAACTCCTATCTGATCCCACCGGATCGTAAACCCTTCCAATCCTAACCGGGTTAGCTCTGCTGGAGTTTTCTTCCTAAGCATAGTCTGGACCCTAACCCTATCCGATTGCCCACTGGTAAGCCTTTTCACCAACTCCTCAAATGGACATCCATCGTAAACAAACGTGACGTCTATTCTGATTTTAAAATCCTCTGGCAAGGTAAGGCCACCTGCCACACTAATATTATGTGTTATTTTCATAGTGGTTCCTTTCGGGCATAGCCCAAGACAAGCCACTATTTAGCCATCCTAGTTATATCGTGTTCATTAATCCGGCCTAGGTATTTGTTATTTATACAGGTTCACTAGCACGTTTATAACATAATCGCCTGATGGATCCTCGACGTCTAGTATAGTTATTGAGTGTTCTGTTCTTGCTGGCAGATGGATTACCGTACCAGATGTTGTTACAATAGTGACAAATTCACCGCCGTCATAGATTTCTATAACATTACATATTTTCATAAAATACCTCCGTTTATTAATTCCCTAGACCGGATTAATAAACACGATATGCATGTTGGTACGGTCTTCGTATGGTTGCCCAGGCCCCACCGTTCTCATCTAGGTCCGGCCGGCGTCCCCATACCATGCTCCGATTCTAGTTTTCAATGAACAAACGAACAAACGAACAAATCCAAATGTTGAAATCATTATATCACATTCTAGAATGTTGTCAACCCGGTTGTTATCATCTATGGTCTAAGATCGATAATAACGGGCTAAGATTAGGGTTTGGTGCTAGTATAAAAACCCGATGGGGGAAGTATTCCTGAGATCCTAAAACTTGATACCTCTACACAACACACAACAAATATTAAACCCACATTATTGTGGGTTGTCCCAACCCGGATTGTCCCTTGGCCCTTTGACCAAAAACACAATGGTTTTGATTGACAAGTTGGAAGTCTTTTGGTATAATAGGTTTAGAAGGTGGCCCTGGTCTTGACAAAGACCGAAGCCAAAAGCTCAGGTCCAGGTCTAAGACCGAAGCCGACAGGCTTGGACTCAGGCCTAAGACCAAACACTAGTTTATAAAAATCTGGTTGTTAGGAGGAGAAAAAGAAATGCCGAAAATTAAAATAAATCCGGAAGGGGTGCTTGGGAGTGTTAGGAGGAGAAAGGAGCAGCAGAATAAAAACGCTGAGGCTCTTGGTCTGCCAAGGCCATATAAGCGTTCGTTAGGTAAAAAAATAAGGAACTATGCGGGAGAAAAGGCTAAGAAGAATGCACCTAAGCCTTATAAGAAATTAATGAGGGTTTTTGATAAGGATTATTAGAATTGGCTCTGGGTTTGGCACAAACCAAAACCAAAACCAAGGGTCAAAACCAAATCCAAACCCGAATTCAAGTCAGCAGCAGCAGCAGCAGCAGCAGCAGGAGGAGGAGGAGGAGGAGGAGGGCTCAAGCCCAAACCAAACTTTTAAACTGGGAGGAGAATCTTGTCCGTAACTATAATGAGTCATCATAGAAATTTTGTTAGAAATTATTCCCGTGAAGAGTTTCTGGGAGAAGTTTCTAACATACTCAGAGATGATAATTATAAAGATTTTATGTTTGTTGGATTAGGAGGAGATGGTACCAGGTCTATTAGGATAGGCTCGGAGGATAGGGATCTTAGAATAGGAGATCTTCTTTATCTAAACGAGATTATAAAAGAAGATATAATGAGGCTTTAGTGGCTACTACACAGGAGAAATATTATAGTCCTGGGAGGGGACCGGATTTGAGGAAAAATCCAGAAACGATCAATAATCGACATTGGACTGTTAATGAGATGTGGGAGGTTCATCATGAGATTGCTAGGCTACTTCTGTTGGGATATAAAGGAGTGAATGTTGCTAAGCAACTTGGAGTTTCTCCCCAAATGGTCTCGAATGTTAGAAACTCCCCTGTCGTTCAAGACAAACTTGCTATTATGAAAGGGGCTCGGGATGCAGATACGATAGATCTTTCCAAGGAAATTAGGGACTCTGCGCCGGATGCCTTAAGCCTTCTCAAGGATATAATCAGAGGGGACAATGAAGGGGCTGGGGCTAACCTCCCACTTCGGGCCAAAACAGCTGAAAGTATGATGGATCGGGCCGGATATGCTGCGCCACAAAGAAAGCAAGTAGAAAGTATCCACTATACTTTGACGAAAGAAGAAATTCAAAGTATTAAAGAGAAGGCCAAAAACTCTGGAGATATAGTAGATGCTGTTGTTATAGAAACAGGAGCAGAAGCAGAAGTGGAGAGCTCTGGTTCGTAGAACCAAAAGCCAAAAAGCCAAAACCCTTAGCTTGGTTTGGCTTAGCTTGGTTCGCAGAACCAAACCAAACCAAAAGGAGGAGAAAATGGATCTTAGTAAACTTGGGACGCCTGGAATAACGGTTAAGCATACTTCCACGGACAGTGTCCAACGTTTGACGGATGTGACTGGGATGGTTATGAAGAGTGGTGATAATAAGAATGTGGACAAGGTCTTGATAACGGTTGAAACCAATCCAATTGCTTTTGCGTGGGGAGCGGATCCGGCTCCAACCGGAGTTGGACATAGACTGGCACCCTGGGCTGCTACTGGCGATCCGTTTTTGGTTCTAGAAGGTTCCAAAGCTATCTTCGGATTTAGGTTTATTTCTTATGCTGCTCAATCTGCTGGTATAATGCAGATAACTCCATTCTATCGAAAAGGAGTAAAATAGTGGAAGGGTTAAAGCTGGAAGCTAGAATAACTTTGGACAAGTTCTCCAAGATGAGTGTGGATAAGAAGTTAGATGTCTTGTACCAAATAAACCTCACACAACAAATTGAGGCAGATAGACATGATAAGATGTGTTCTGATACTAGGAAAGGATTTGATGATAGGTTTGCGAAACTTGAGACGACTAAGAAGATAGAAGGAAAAAGAATAGCTGGGATAGGAGGAGGAGTTGGGGCTGGGCTTATAACTATCTATGAAACGGCTAAGGCTATCTATCACTCCTTGTTTCCAGGAGGCTAGTTTCGATAAGAAACCAAAACACTTTTCCCAAACCAAACAATAAGATGAAGTGTGAAGGGTGTGGTTGTGAAACAACTTATTTAAGGATTGATAAGGATGGAGTTAGCTTGTGTTGGAAATGTTATAAGGAGAAATGGCTTGATAAACCCTATGTAAATAAAATTGACAAAGGTGTTAGTGGGTGGAAATAATTAGCTTAAAAAACGAGAAGGATATACAAGAACTTCTTGTAGAATGTTACAAGTCTACGAGGCTTTTTGCGGAGGTGTTCTTCAAGGAGCGTTTTTTTGTAGACTTCTCTCCCCTCCATGACGAAATATTTGATCTTATAGACTCTGGTGCGCCAAGGATTGCGATAGCTGCTCCTCGAGGCTTTGGTAAAACTAGCATCGTGGGTCTGGCTTATGCAGCCAAAAGAATTTTGTTCCAAGACTCAAGACTTCTTATGCACGTCTCTATGAGCTTTGATGCTGCTTGTCAACAAACGGAAAACCTAAAACACGAGTTGCTTTCAAATAGAATAATAAAGGCCTTGTTTCCTGCTATAAAAGCTCGTAACGCAATTGGGCTGGATGAGAGCTTTTCTAAAAAAGCTTGGGTAACACAAGACACGCTGGTTTATCCAAGAGGGTCTGGCCAGCAAGTTCGTGGTATTCTATTCCACAATGCTCGACCAGACACTATCATAATCGATGATTTGGAAAATCCTGAATCCATAGCTAACGATGATTTGAGAAAGAAGAACAAAGAATGGTTTCATGCAGATTTGATGAAGACAACTAGCCGAGTTTCTAAGGATTGGCAGATAGTCTACATTGACACCTTAAAACACGAAGATTCGTTGTTGGAGGAGCTTTTGAACGCGCCTGGGTGGGAGAGCATAAGACTAGAAGCTTGTGATGATGAGCTAAAACCAACTGCTCCTAACTTCATGACGAGGGAAGATATCTTAGCTGAATATAACTATCACAAGAACCATGGGGTTCTTGATGTCTTTTATAGAGAGTTTAGAAATCTTCCAATATCAACTGAAGATGCCGTTTTCAAGCCAGAGTATTTTAAATACTACGAAGAAGCTGGAAGGGATTTGAAGGTTTATGAGAAGGATAAGACGGAGTTGATTCCGGCCAAAAGTCTTCTAAACGTAACTATTTGTGACCCGGCTAAAACTGTCAAGCTTCAAAGTGCTGAAAGCGCCGTGTTGACATTTGGGGTTAGTAGAAAAGATCATAAGATTTTTGTTCGGGAGTCGTTTGCAGATAAAGTTTATCCAGACGAACTTTATGACCAGATGTTTCAACAAGTCCTAACCTTCAAGTCTATGATCTTGGCTGTTGAGGTAACTTCCCTCCACGCCTTTATCTCCCAGCCTATCGAAAATGAGATGAGGGTAAGGAGTATCTTTCCAATCTATCTTGAACTAAAGGCTGTTGGAAAGAAGGAAGAAAGGATTGCAACCCTCGCTCCTTTATACAAACTTGGATATATCTATCATAACAGGGTTTGTTGTCAGAGGTTGGAGTCTCAACTTCTCGGATTTCCTAGATCCAAATACTGGGATTGTATGGATGCAGAGGCTTATATAACCAAGGTAATGGACGAATATGCTTATTACTTTGATCCAGAAGGCATGGATGATGAGGATGAAGAACTTGAATATGAGGAGCTTCTAGACGATGATGATGACCCTCTTGAAATAATGGATGTTGGTGGTATCTGGCAACAAAGGAGTTATATCTAATGCCTTATATGGTACATGGAGAAAGAATTAACGCTACTGCAGGAATAGGAAAGCCTACAGATCACTATGACTACGATTATCCTGAGGGCTTGGATCTAAGACCTGGTAGTGACTTACACAAGAAACTAAAAGACGAAATTCACCAGAGGGCTCTCGTTGCATCTGGGGTTATGTCTACTCGATTTGATTCCTGGAATGAGATAGATAGAACCCTAACCACCTACATCGACTTGGATGATAAGGAGAAGATTGTTAAGGCTAAAGATTCAAGAAAGCCCGTTTCTATTGTCTTTCCTTATTCTAGCGCAATTCTTGAAACCCTTCTCGGCTATATGGTTGCTGCGTTTTTTCGTGATCCTGTTTTTCGATATGAGGGTGTTTCACCAGAGGATGTTATTGGATCTATTTTAATGGAAAAGGTGATTGATCTTCATTGTTATAAGTCTAAGGTTCCACTGGCTTTGCATACTATGTTTAGGGATGGATTTGCTTATGGCTTAGGAGTTGTAGCTCCTACATGGAATCGTAGATATGGTTATAAGACGGTTAAAAAAGAAACCGGGTTTATAAGTAGCATAACCGGGATGTTTAAAAATTCTGGTTTTGAGAGGGTTGTGGAGGAGGCTCTGCTTTTTGAGGGAAATAAGCTCACAAATATAGATCCTTACCTCATCTTGCCAGACCCAAATGTTCCTATCCACGAAGTACAAACAGGTGAGTATTTTGGCTGGTTGGATAGAACCAACTATATCGATCTTTTGTCTGAGGAGGAACACGACGAAGATCTTTTCAACGTACAATATTTGAAAAGTGTGCATAACAAGAATACTTCTATCTTTGGAGAGGAAAAATCGGATCGAGGTAGGAAAATCCAAGGCAGGTCTAGTCAATATACTTTAAGTGGACAATCTGGAAGTCTTAAAAGAGATAACATAGTAACCAATTCTGTCGACGTCATAAACATGTACATCAAGCTGATTCCAAAGGAGTGGAAGTTGGGGACGGGTGAATATCCAGAAAAGTGGTTCTTTTCGCTTGCTGCAGATGATATAATCATCCGGGCTCAGCCAATCGGACTCGACCATGATATGTTTCCAATAGCTATATGCGCCCCAGATTTTGATGGATATTCTACCACGCCGATATCTCGTCTTGAAAGCCTCTTTGGTTTGCAAGGAACACTTGACTGGATGTTCAATATGCATGTAGCGAATGTTCGCAAGGCTATAAACGACATGTTTATTTATGATCCATATCTTGTTAATTCTAAGGATTTAAAAAATCCTGGTCCGGGTAAGCTTGTTCGGATGAGAAGGCCTGCATGGGGTAGAGGTGTGAAAGATGCTGTAATGCAGCTAAATGTAAACGACGTAACACGTCAACATATCCAAGACTCCCAGTGGATTGTTCAATGGATGCAGAAGATAGGTGGAGCTGATGATGCCGCTATGGGTGCGCTGAGACAAGGCGGGCCTGAGAGACTTACTGAGGGTGAGTTCCAAGGCACGAAGCAAGGAGCGTTTTCTAGGCTAGAAAGGATTGCTAGAATTGTCGGAATCCAGGCTATGCAGGACATAGGCTACTTTTTTGCTTCTCATACTCAACAACTGATGGAGGAAGATTCCTATATCAAGATAGCCGGTCAGTGGCAAGAAGTGTTGATAAAAGAGTATGGGTTGGACCAGATGCTTGAGAACAAAGGAAGAATTAAGGTTTCTCCTTATGACCTTCTTGTTGACTATGACTTTAAGGTTCGAGATGGATCTATTCCAGGTGGAAACTTTTCTGGTATTTGGATAAAGATGTTTGAGGTGCTGGCTGATAATCCGGAGCTGGCTGAAAGGTTTGACACGGTTAGAATCTTCAAACACATTGCGAGGAATAGTGGAGCTAAGAATGTGGACCAGTTTGTGAGAATTAGGACGGAGTCTGATGAAAATATAGCAAATGAAGCTCAAAGGGGAAACATGGTTCCCGCCATGGAAGGAGTTGAATAATGGATGATTATATGTCTAATCCTCATAATATTAGGGATTTAATAGATAGTGTTGCGTGGATAGATATTAAGGGAGAAATAACAAGTATGTTAGAAGACATCCATATGAATATGGAGACTGTCAAAAATACTAGGGAGTTGTTAAGATTTCAAGGCAGAGCTCAGGCCTTAAGGGCTGTCTTGTTTATGCCTGAGATAATGCTAGAGGCTATTGAGGAAAATATTAAAGATAAAGAAGATAATAAGGAGGGTTTAGATGATGAGTGAAGAACAGAAAAGAACCGAGGAAGGTGTAGATGAGTTGATAGAAGAATTCTTTGGAGAGACTAGGGATGAGGATGGGGATGGAGATGAGCAGGATGAAAAGAAGGAGGATAAGGATCTTGATGAGTTAGAAGAGGAAGATGAGGACGAAGACAAGGACGAGAAAGATGAAAAATCGGAACACGAAGATGAGGACAAGGGCGAGGACGAGGAATCTGAGGATAAAGGAGAAGAAGGAAAGGATAAGAAAGAAGAAATTGGTGAGAAGAAAGAAGATGAAGATTCTGGAGGTAATAAGGAAGAAGATGAGGAAGACGAGGAAGAGCCTTCTTTAAAGACTCAAAACGAGCTTCTTATGAAGAGGATAGAAGAATTGTCTAGTCTACAGCCGCCTCCGCCTTCTGCTCCTGCTCAAGCTTCTGAGGAAAAGGGAGAAACCAAAGCTCCTTCCATTTTGGAGTTCTTAAAGGAAGATGAGGATTTAGATGATGTAGTGTCTACTCCTAAAATGTTCAACGATGTTCTTTCTCGGGTTTACGCTAAAGCATCTGAGGACGTTGAAAAAAGGATTCTTGGATCTATCTCCCCTATTGTTGTTAATCAGATAATGAGACAAGCTAAGCTTAAAGATGCTATAGACGAGTTCTTTGATGATAACGAGGATTTGAAAGTTGTGAGGAAAACAGTTGGCTTGATGACTCGGGAAGTTATGGCAGAGGATCCAAAAGCGAGTTTGGAAACCGTGTTTGAGAAGGCTGCAGAAAAAACCAGAACGATGTTTGGATTGAGAAAGCCTGCTAAAACAAAGGCTAAAAATGGAAAAAGGAGACCGGCTTTGAGGAAGAAGACTCGTTCTTCCAAAAATCGACCGGTTGGTGATAAAAGGACGAGTCAACAGAAAGAAATCGATGATCTTATTTCATAAATAGGAGGTTTAAAATGCAAGAAACAATAACGAGGATTCATGGTGAGCAGAATCTTAGCCTAACTAGTGGAATAAAAGTGGTGACAGATGCTGCTTATTCTATGAAGGCTACTGATCACATCATTTGGGCCAGTGCTGCTGATAATGCAGTTGTTATCACGCTCCCATCAAAAGGAGAGGCTGCTGGTGGATTTTACTGCATCGCAGCTATCGACGTGTCAAATGATGTTAGTGTTTTTGATAAAGAAGGTGCGTCAGAAATTTCTGATGGTGATTTAGATACGGTGGAAGATGTTGTTCTACTTTATTGCACCGGGCGGGAATGGGCACCTGTTTGGAAGTCTATAACCTAGTAACCCTAGTCGCCTATGTAAATTTTGTTTACATAGCGAGTATTGTCTCTGGACAATAGTAGGAGGTATTATTATGAGTTGGAGAGGAATTTTAAGGAAGGCAGGAATTGTAGCAGATGGTTCTAATATTGATATAGCAGGTAGACTAACTGCTATGGGTGGAGCTCCGATTGTAGGACTTCCATTTGGCAATGTCTATTATGTTGACTATCGAAATGGGGCAGATACAAATAGTGGTAGAAAACGTAATAAAGCGTTTAAAACACTTTCTGCTGCATATACTGCTGTCACTTCAAACAATAACGATGTTATTTATATCGACGGTGATTCAGCTGTAGTTGAGACTGATATGATTACATGGGCCAAAAACCGTATCCATGTTGTTGGATGTGATGGTCCTGGTCGTGTTGGCCCTGGACATGGTGCTCGTGTTGTTTTTGCTGCTAATGATACACCTGTAGCTGCTTCTTTAGCACCTATCGCTGTAACTGGGATTAGAAACACTTTCTCAAACATAAAGTTTGAATCACAGTGCACAAGAGCTGAAAGTCTCTATGCACATATTGAAGCTGGTGAATACACAGCATATTATAGATGCTCGTTTATCAAGATCAATGATCTGGATGAGACTGGTGCTGCAGATGTTGTGGCTCAAGGTGATGGAACTAGCTGGATTGAGTGTGAGTTTGGTGCTGCTACGATTATGTCTACTGTAGCACGACATAACATGCTCATTGATAATATCGTTGGAACTACAGACCATATGGATAATAACTTTGTGGACTGTAATTTTATTGCTTGGACAAGCGATGCTGATAGACATTTTATACACTGTGTTGGCACAGGTGATGCACAGCGTTATTCTATGTTCAGAGGTTGTGCTTTTATAAACTGGAGTCTTCAAGCGAGTGGTGTAGTAATGACAGATGCCATACATGTTCCAGCTAATACAGAACACTTTTTTGTTTTTGATGCTAATACTATTGTAGTAGGCTGTACGAATTTTGCTCAGAGCACTGACAATGCTGGAGTTTATATCTGTGCTCCTGTGCCTACAGCAGCTACTTCTGGTATCGCTGTAAATGCTGCTTAGATTTAACTAATAGGAGGAACTTAAAATGACTGATTATCCTTTCCTCGGAATGAGGGGAACAGGCGACTGGACGGATTCTGATATGCGTCCTAAAAATTATAGAGAGGGTATATTGTTTCTATACCCTAACGGTGATGCTCCGCTTACGGCTTTGCTTTCTAAGCTTAGTGAGGAGAAAGTAGATGATCCTGAGTACAAATGGTGGACACAGGGTCTACCTACTCAAGCTGGGACGATCACTAACATTTACACAGACGCTCTTTTATCTTCTGCTTATGTTTCTGGCGGAGTGGCAGGGGATACGCTTTACGTGAAGGTTGCAGAAGCAACAGCTGAGCATTTTAGGGTTGGACACCAGGCTTTGCTTAGGTACACCAGTGACTATTCCTTGGATGTAAACGCTAAGGTAGTTGGTGTAACCAAGAATGGAGCTAACTCTGTTATAACCGTAAACCTTCTTGAGGCTGACGACAATTCTGGGGCTGGGTATTATCTGGCTGATGCTGACTACATCATGGTAATCGGCAACATCAATCCTGAGGGATCTGCGATGCCAGATGCAATTGCCTATGATCCGGTTAAATATTACAACTATACTCAGATCTTTCGAACTCCTCTTAGCATCACGAGAACAGCTAAACTAACTCGTCTTCGAACCGGGGATGCGTATAAGAAGGCTAAACGTGAAGCTCTTGAACTCCACTCCATTGAAATGGAGAAGGCTTTCTTGTGGGGGATTAGATCTGAGAACACGGGAGCAAACGGAAAACCGGAGCGAACTACTTGGGGTTTGATTCCAGCTATTGTTGGAAACGGTGGAGTTGTTTCTGATTTTGCGACGCAGACAGATTGGACTGACACCACTTGGCTTGCTGATGGTGAGGAGTGGCTTGATACTCAGCTTGAGGAAGTCTTTCGCTATGGTGGGATGGAAAGGCTGGCGTTTGTAGGGTCTGGAGTTGTGCTGCAGATCAACAAGCTTGTTAAGGAGTATGGCAATTATGAGTTCACACCGCGAACTGCGGCTTATGGTATCAAGGTTATGGAGTGGGTGACACCGTTTGGAAGTATCTATATGAAACGGCATCCGTTGTTTTCTTACGAAACTACTAACCGGAACTCAATGGTTATCCTTGAGCCTAAGGATCTTAAGTATCGTTATATCACGGATACTACCTTCTTTGCTGATCCTGATAAACAGAACACTGGCCGGGGAAGGATTGATGGAACGGATGAGGATTATTTGACTGAGTGTGGTCTTGAATTTCACCATCCTCAAAAATGTGCTTATTTGAATGGCTTTGGCCAGGATAATGGAACGCCTTAGTATAAACCTAATAGGGGAAGGTCTTACGAGGCCTTCCTCTTTGTAAATTAAATTTACATAGGGGAAACCTATGAACCTTGTATCAATAAGACAAAAGTTTTGTGAGATTTCTGGCCGATATGACTTGGTAGTTGATGCAACTGATTGGGCAGACAATGGGGCAGACTATTTTATCCAACAAGGACAAGATATGAT